GCCCTCAACGTGTACCACGACCCACTAGACCCGCGTACAACCCACCCCCTATGGCGCAACAACAGGAAAGTATGGATGCCTTTGTGAACCCCACCAAACAAACTAATCAAAATGCTTCAGCCCCAGATCAAGAGATTGACTATGGTGATGATGATGAGGCCAATTTTTTTGACGACGCTGATGATTATGGAAACCAAGGTCCAGGAGAGGAGGATGAGAAGCCCACCAAAGGATATGGTTCAATTGATGAGGAGAAGGCTGACCTGATTAATAAGTTGGGACGCCTGGAGAAAAAGGGTTTCGCTGTAAATAAGAGACTGAATGCTTACTCCAATGTTGAAGAGCTGAGGTCCGAAGTGAAGCGTATCACCTACAGCATAGACGTTGAACAGTCTATCCGATTCTCGCGACGCATGCTCGTGGCCTGTGTAACTGGGTTGGAATTCCTTAATAAGCGCTACAACCCCTTCGAGATTCAGTTAGAGGGTTGGTCGGAGTCAGTCATGGAGAACGTAGATGACTATGATGGAGTCTTCGAAGAGCTATATGTTAAGTATAGGTCCAAGATTTCGGTTGCTCCCGAGATCAAGCTGATCATGATGCTTGGTGGTTCCGCTATGATGTTTCACCTTACGAACTCCATGTTCAAATCGGTAATGCCTAATATGAACGATGTAATCAAGCAGAACCCTGATCTAGTCAAAAACATGATGAGCGCTGTTCAGAATACCACTCGCCAAACCGACGGACCAGCCACTGATGCCCCCGTCGGAGGGACAGGAGAGTATCAGATGCAAGGACCTGGGATTGACATTTCTAGTCTAATGGGTGGCATTATGATGCCCCCAGCCCCTCCCATGAACACCACAGCAATCTCTTCCGCCACTGAGAAGCAACCCGATGATGATGAAGAGGATATCTCCGACATCATCTCCATATCGGGTGACTCCACTGGTGGTGAGGTCAAGGAAGTCAATGTTACGGCAACCAAGACCAGGCGTACCAGGGGAAGGAAGGCTAAGAAGGAAATTAATCTCTAAACATATATAAATGATAGCTTACTATCCTTTGGAGGAACTGGATCCTCCAAAAGAAAAGCAGCCCCAACAGAAGTCTGTTGGTAAGCCTGAGAAGACTCAGGTTGGCTTAGAAGAAAGTGAACTCAATTACATCGTGATAGCTTTCATTGCCGGAGTTATCGCATTAGCTATATCCGACGCCATCAGGGCGTAAATGTTGATTCTACCGCGGGGTCTTCCCTCGTAGTAGATTTAATACGTGAAAGTCGCAATACTTTGACCAGCACCGAAGTTATCAACTTGTGTACTTGGGCTTGTGAAGTTATTTTTGATATTCTTTAATAATCCTCCAGTGTGTGTACCAGATAATGAGGAGGTTACAAGTTCTACATGGATATCATACTTGTAGATTCTACCTGTACCCGTGTTGAGAGGGGACAATATTATACCCCTTTTACCCACAGTGATGTTTGGATTCCATGGGAAATCTGAATCACCACCAAATAGATTCTTTGTACCTACGGTTATCTCATCATCTAAGCTATTATTCGTTGTTCCGTCATGGGAACCACCTTGGATCTCCAGTACCATCGTACTCATGTCACGAACAGCTGATCCATCAGTTTTTCTCAGCATAGCAACGATCTTTGCGTAGAAGGCGGGCATCTTTTCAGGGCTACCACCATCAGCAAAATACAAACGAATGTTTTTACCAGCCGTTGCATCTAGAACAAAACTCTTAGAGTATCGTTTACAACCAACCTCATTTGAACCTGAGATAAATCCACCACCAACGTGTAAGGCTGTGGTTGCATCTGAACCACCTAAATCTACAGCTACTTGGTTACCTAAATCAATCTTACCATCAATCTGAAGATCACCGGTAATTTCGGTGTCACTCTTTACTACTAAACTTCTCACTGGATCAATAAACACATTACCAGTGTGATCTCCGTAGATATTAGAAACACCACCAGTTGTCTTAAATTCTAAGATGGCATTGCTCGTCGCGTGTTCTAAACGAGCCGTACCGTTATACACGGTGAAATGCTCACTGGGATTTACAGTGCCGACACCCACGTTTGATGTGTGTATGATGTGAATACCATCTCCTTCAGTCCCCCCACTTACACCACCTATTACTGTACCATGTACGGAATGGGTGGAGTCACTGAAACCTCTTATATATCCACCCTTACCGACATCCGTTGTTAAACTTATACCCGCCTTTTTAGTCCCAGCATTCGCAGGACTCTCAAGTTTAAGAAGATCCACATCTGTGGTCAAAGCGGAGTATACATGTACATTAGTGTCGGGTGAAGATGTGCCTAAACCATACAATCCTTTATCTGTATAACGAGCATATTCAATACCATCTTGACGGAATGTAAGAGCTGAAGAAAGGTTGTCTATGACACCTTTATTACCACCAGTAGTCACAGAGAAAATGTCCATCACACCGGTTATAACTTTAGAACCAGTTGCGAACTGGAAACCACCATCTACGAATAAACGAGAGTTACCACCCGGATCAACTGATGTACCAACAAGTACACGGTCTTTGTTAACAGTTAATAATGCATTTCGAACACCAAGTTCACTACTTATGATGGCTTCTATACCACCCTCGGTTAAACCAGTACTATCATATGTCTGAAATATATGAAGTGGTGCAACTGAACGAATCCTATCTGGACCTGTTACTGATGCGAGTGCACCTTCATTACCCTTAAATGTGATCAATTCTGTTTTACCATCAGTATTATAATATCTTTCGCGCATAAATGTATTACCCAACTCATCCGTTTGAACACCTGTGAATGAGAGTTGATTACCGATAATTACATTTCCGTCCACTTCAAGTTTATCACGGGGTGCATCTGTCCCGACGCCCATATTCCCTGTCGCACCATCAATGAAGATACGAGTGTTCGTTGAATCATTAATTACACTTGGATTTTTGGTGAGTCTAAAATCACCACCCAAAGCAGTTACACCCATAGAGTAACCAGTGGGATCACCAGTAATACCATCAGCTTGAATAAACGAAGCAAATGCATTTGAATTTAAAGTATCCGATCTCATAGCTACAATTGCATCATCCGCAGAATTGTTAACCTGTTCACTGTGTACCAATATACCATTAGTTGTTGCATTTCCTATACCGGTTGTAATTATTTCAAGGTGAGATGTAGGCCGAGTTGTGCCTATACCCACACGCTTATCACTTCTCCATGTCATAACATGTCCTTGTGTAGAGTAATTGTCACTCGCTAATGATAAGTTTAATTGGGAACGTGAAGTTCCGGAACCATCACTCCCCGTAAGTGGGTGTTTACCCATTGTAAATACACCTCTAACCGCGTGTTGACTAGATGTACCACCCTCACGTGAAAGTTGAAGAACATTCTTAAAGTCCGAATTCCCCACAATAGGAGTTGTATTTGTAACAACCATGGGTGTATCCAAATGACTTACACCACCTCTGTGTGTAACTTGATCATTGACAAATACGGTTCCACCATTCGTATGTAAAAGACCCTCGGGGTTTATGGTATTCACACCCACATTACTTGACTCAAGGATCGTGAGTTTTGGTGTACCCATAGTATCTGTGGTACTGGCGTAAAAGTTAAGACCCTTACCACTTCCTACACGATTTTGGATTCTTGTTTGGTTATTTGTTATATCAGTAAAAATCTTCAAGAAGTTTGCGTCATTACCGAATATAGCGGTGTTACTTTCAATGAGTTTCAGGTTACCACCTATCGTTAAAAGTTCATCTGGTTCTATATTCGATATCCCAACGTTTCCACCAGATGCAACCCGCATTCGTTCAGTATTTTTCGTTTTGAAAGCTATAGTTTGGTGACTGGGTGAAACCTTTGCACCATTAATTTCAATAGATGATCTATTTGAAGTGAGAGGACCCGCACGAATACTCACTGTATTTGACACAGAGTCTTCACCAGTTATATCACCGTGAATAATTACATTCGCCGCGGATGAAATACCGGATTCACCCTCGACCTCAATGAAATCTTGGACTAGAATAGACTCAGTAATAAGACGACCCGTCGCTGTATTACCGAGAACTGTTATAAGATTAGCGGCATCTGAGTTGATAAATATATTATCACCAATTGACAACATATTTGTTGACGTTGTGTTTGCTATACCAGATGGTACACCATCACCATTCGCATCTACTCCAGTTGTCTGTAAACCATGGGATTGAATTGTTGATGATACAACCATTGGTATAGCGGCATCTGCATCTAATGTAATTAGGCTACCTACAGTTAGACCACTGTCACCAATTCGTAAACCTTCAAAGAAACCAAATCCGTTTGCATACAAGACATTACTAGATGTAGCAGCCTTATCATCTATGTGAACATTGGAACCAATAGAGAGAGAAAGTGTTGGTGATGTGTTTGCTATACCCACGTTATTTTGTGTGTATACGTCACCATACACGTGAAGATTTACGGTATTGGATGAATCAAGAATATCATGGAATGTTGCGGTTGTGGGACCACCATATGTTCTAGAGAGTCTCATTTTATCACCATTGTGCGTATATCCAAAAAATATATTAGATTTTTCATCTACATCTTTCATAAGTAAAGCCATATCATATGTTCCATTGTTACCGAATGCCATCTGTATAACGGCATTGGAGACTACCAAATTATTAACACTCGTATAATCGGGAATTTCCGTAATTGCTAAGTTACCGGTAATATCAACATCACCAAATACTCTCAAAAACCCATCTCTGACGACAACATTACCCTTTTCAAAAACGGCTACATTAGAACCATCACTGGCAGCCTCGTTACCAACCAAAAGGTGTGTACCTATAGCCGCATTTGTAGAAAATGTGTTACCAGTGATCTTCAAAACATTTGAAGCATTAGCGTCCGCGAAAAATTTATCATTTGTCGTCTTGAGTGTACTGGTCGCAAACAAGTTTGTCGAAACTGTGTTACCCTGAATGGTGACAATATCTTGTAAATTTCGGTTCATGATTACGCTATCTTGACCTAACTGAAATTCGTTAGTTGGGTTATCGGTTCCTACGCCAACCTGGGTCGCAGTTAGACGATAGACATTCGTGAGACCCGTAAATTCTGTCCTTTCTACCGGTGCAAATACTTGATTTGTAATAGTTAGATTCGCAACTTCAATCTGATCTGCTGTAATTTCACCAGCATCAATACTCGCGAGACCACTTAAAACATCGGTCTCTCGTGGTGCAGCGTCTAGACTTGTTACGAAAATCTGGTCGAAACGTACTGTTCTGCCCATCTATACATTAGTTACCGAATAAAATTCCAGCTAGCCCATTGCGTATTCTTAACACGTTATAGTTGACCGCATACACAAAAAGTTCCTGACCGGATGGTCTAAGAACTCCCTTCTCTACACCATTTAATGATAGGACAGCATTGTCTATCCTCGAAAAATTACATGTACCCGATGGGTTATATTCTGATGCATTTAAACAGAAGTGATACGCAAAATATCTAGTGTTGAAAAGTACTTCAGTTTCTGGAATAAAGTCTGAATGACCATAAGAAGATTTGTAGTAATTTTGAATGGTGTGAAAGTAGACGGGAGTCATTTTTTCAAACAAATGCGTGCCATTGATTTGTAGATCAGCTTCAAGGAAAGTGAAACGATCATCCGCAAAATTTTCACTTAAAGCATT